GGCAGTTGAGAACACCTGATCGGCATTAGAGTTTAGCCACTCATCGTTTAAAGCCTGAGTTAATGACGGTGTTTTTTTATGTTCTGCGGATGGCACTGAAGCGCCAAGGGCAATAGAAAACCTAGTAGTTTCAGCAGAGTACAGAAAACTCGTAAGCTGATCTAAGTGTGGATGAATCTTATTAAAATAAGCTGGAGGTGATTCAGGACCAGCTCCAAATAAATAATAAGCTCGGAGTGTCGTGTAGTCACCCCTTCTTTCTTCCTTGGACACCATACACTTGTTAATGATGTCTAAGTAAAAATCCTCACGACTTTCTCCGCTAGGTATTTTCATTTTTTAATCTGTAAGTTTTGTGGATCTCTCAGTGTACCCCCAGGAAGCGTAACTGGTCCAGTTTTAATACCCGCTTGGCTTGGAGCAAAATTAGTAGGCTCTGCTTCTTTACCAAGTGATGGTCCAACTGGCTGAGAGAATCTTCCCGCTAGGATGGATTGCATATTCATTCCTTGCATACCGCCACCCCAGACCGCAGAATCTCCTGGTCTTGCTTCTCTTGGACCTTCTTGTGTCGGCTGTGGCGCTGTTTGTTTAATTCGATCTTTGTTAACACCTTTTTTACGGGTGGCGAACTTTTCGGCATCTGCGTATTCTTTTTCGGTGAACTTGTTTTTCTTGGTGAGGAAGTTTTCTTGATGCTCGCCTTCTCTCGTGGTTTTGATGTCCGACATACCGAACTCAATGGCAAGTTGCTTGGTGGATTTATCGGTAAATCTGGTTTTTGCACTAACGAGGTTAGGCGCTTGCAAAAATACGACCATAACTTCTTCATGGCAACCTTTCATGGGGCATTTAGCCTCCCGTGATTCAAAATACCCGTGTACTGCACAGTGAAAATCGTTAACTACCGCCATTGTTATCTCCCCTTCAATTGTTCGTCAAGCGTTAATTCTGAATAATCATATCTATTGCTAATCCCGACCTTAATCTTAATCTCTCCATTCACCACTTGCAAGCCCGTACTACGATGTAGTGTTGGGCGTGCTTCTTTACGATATTGAACAAATTTAGAGGTATCTCGATTTTGCATGATCGCTACTTCACCGTTTAGCCACTCGTTATAGGCTTTTGACACCCTACGCTGTACATATTCGGTTAAAGGTTCGGTTTCATTCAAGAAAACATCCTTCAAATGTGACAAAGAGATCCCCGCAAGGTCTGCAAACAAAGGCATGGAGATTCCCCGATCTTTATCTTGCAAAAAGCGCATCATCACTCGTCTGAGTTCGCTTCTAGGCATGGTGGCTCTCATGTACCGTAAACCCCAATCTTTTTCAGATAATCACTGACATTTCTTCCGACTGTGAGTTGTTCGGGGGAAAAGTCATCCTGTACCCTAGAAACTTGTCTGGTAATTTTCTGCGCAATAAGCCTGGGCTGCACCTGTTCGGCAAAGGCTGCGCAAGCTAGGGCGCAAGCAATAACCCTATCGTCTTTGTTTCTGCCAGAGGCTTCAATTGATCCGCCATCTCGAATGGTGGTTTTCATTTCTTCAAGGGTGTCCATATCCCACAAGTCCAACATACCTCTTTCAAAGTAGTCTTTCATGTAAGTGAGCATACGCTCTTTGGTAGCTGCAGTAGTCATCCAACCAATAGAATTGCTCATGCCACCAAGGGTATCGTTTCTGCGCCAGATGTAGTTTTGCATATTGCCGTACACATCCATGAGGTCTTTTCCTAAAGCAGTGCCCATCGCAGCAGCTTGGCGCTTGAGGTTTCGCAGTTCATTGATGACAGCTTGCCCTGGACCATTGATCTCCAAGTTTAATGTGGAGTTCTTGTACGCACCCGCTAAGTGAGAGATCACCCAAGCAAACTGGTAAGTGTTTAATTCAGAAGTGGCAAATGAAGCCACCTGCTCAAGCCCATCTGCATATACCCGCAACACCTGAATACAAAACCGATCAGCCCAATCACTAGATCCATAAGCGGGATCAGCACCGATAACATAATAAGCAGTATCCACAGGTTCTTCCCAAATCTTGAGTGTGGCAAGGCGTTCTGTAGATTTAAGCACCTCGGTATCTTGGAAATTAACGCCAAAGCTGTAGCGGTAATAATCGCAACTAACTTTCTTGAGCTTCTTGACAGCATCAGTACACCTTGCGTTAGAAAAGAATGATGTTCCCGTCATCACAAAGGCGTAGTCCTCGGTAGGCGGAAACTCCTGATACATCAGGCTATCATCTTTGATCCCTTCGTACAACTTCCACCGCCACCACGCTATCTGGCGAGAATTGATCTCTACCCCATAGAGTTTCTTAATGTCCCGTACCCATTCCTTTTCTTCACCAGTGAGTTTGCCATCCCAATACACCTTGTAGGTCTGACCTTCAGGATCTAGGCTATACATTTCATTGCGCCACCATCCACAAAAGATTGCCCGTTGGGTTTTAGCCCGTTTAGCAGTGGTGTACATATCGTGAAACATATTAAAACCACGAGCTGTAGATTCAAAGGTGTAAAGCCGATCAGGGTTGGTTTCCGCAAGGGAAGCTAACAGGGAAGCTAATCCTTCTTCGTCACCCCACGAGCTTGTTTCTGTGCCATGAAGGAAGGTGATACCTTTCCCACGACCCAGAGATCCTTTCGCTCTAAGCCCAGCGACTTGATAAAATAATCGACTGCGATTCTTGAGGGCAAGGGCGTTCCTGTTGTGAGTAAGGATCGGGATTTTGTACTCTTTGGGTAAACCATCCATGTACATTGCGAGGGTGCTTCTGAACATATCTCGATTTTCTTCGGTGTCTGTTGTGAGCGTTCCTTGCAACCCTGGGTGGGTGAAGTGCCAATAAAGGTCAAGTGCGAGGGAGATTGTGGTGATTCCAAGTTGCCTTCCTTTCAGAATGACAAAAAAATGGCATCCATCTGCCAATCCTTTAGCCATTTCGTTCATTACATAGGTCTGAGAACCCATGAGGTTATCGAGCTTGCGTAAGCCTTGCTCTTTTGTTTCAATTTTGAGTTGATTACAAAAATGATAGAAATGCTTGAGGTTAAAGTTGCTCATGTAGTGATCCAAGGCAATTTACCGTCAAACTTCTCCAAAATGCGCTTGTTGCCTTCAATAAAGAACTCAGGCTGTACACCACAGCTCCCACCCATCCGAAAATGAAAGGTGTGCTTATTTGTAGAGGCAAACTTAGGAACAATACGGGTAGCTGCCTGATAAAACTGGCGATCCACCGTAGGATCAGGGCGGTTTAGCAAAATAGCCAATTGTTTAAGGTATTCGGTTTTCATACCCCACATACACCAATCTACAAAGCGATGACCTGGGATATTCCAAGTATCGTGTAGCTCTCCGAGGGCTTCGCAGTTGTCATCAAACAAAAAGTTGCCCTCCTTATCGTGAACCGATCTAAGGCTATAAGCCCAATCATAGCCCTCATCAATTTTATCCATGATACTTTTTACATGGTCAGGAGAATACCAATCATCATCATTACAAAAGAAGGTGACATCCTCGGTAATCAATTGAGGTGCGCCAGCTAACCAGCGTTGCCCCGCATACCCGTTACCACCGATCTTGCCATCCCAGTAGCAGATCTTTACGCACCCATTGGCGTAAAGCCTTCTGAGTTCAACAAAGGTATTGAAGTCACCGTCACACAAAATGTAATGCGTAGGGGTTATTCCTTGTTGGCTTGCAATAGATTTAATGCAATTTGCTAACTCCGTTGGGCGCTTGCCATTGGTTACGGTTACTACGGCACAGGTTTTCAATTGTGTTTATCCAATCTCTTTGTTTCAAAGTTAGGTAAGTCCCAATAAGCGACCTTTAAACGGGCTGTATGGTTCTTAGCAAGGTCTATCAGGCTTGCATAGGTCATTGCACTAAACCGTTCCTTCCACTCGCTTGCCAAGGCGATTTTCTGCTTCTTGGTCTTGCAAGAAAGCGCCCTCATCATCTCGGTCTTGAACATCAGGCGCTCTTTGTTTAAACGCTCAGTGTCTTGCATCCCCAATTCGTGCTGATTCAAGGCTTAATGCCTTGCATCCCCATCCTCTGGACCATCTAACAATGATTTGAGGTATTTGATTTCTTCTTCCGCAGCCATCAATAGCTCTGAGGACTTGGCATGAACCCGCATCAGCTCATGGAATAGCTTTTCTTTGTTTAGCTCCCACATCTGTTGCATATATTGCTTTTTGGCTAGATCGCCAGCTTTCTCGATGTACTGTTGGACAGACACCGCATCTTTTATTCCGTTCTCCATACTCGCACTCCTTCTTTGTCTTTTCTAGCGATGAACTTCTTATTTAACTGCTTGCCTGTACGGTAA